GAGGAGCTCGACGAGATGATCGTTCGCCGCGAGGAATCGATGGCGGCCGAGACGCTTCTCAACAGCGGATGCGTGATGAAGCATATCACCGACGATCCGAACAAACCCGAAGAGTTCGAGATCCACTTCTACGACGGCGACAGCAACCCCTACCAGTACACCCCCGGCACCGACTGGGATAAACCCGGCGCGGATATTCTCGGCGACATTTACACCGTGGCCGAGCAGCTCGCAAAGAGAGGCCTGCCGGCATCCGACCTCATCGTAGCGCCTGACGTAGGCTCCGCGATCCTTGCCGACGAAAAGCTCCTGAAGCTCTTCGACATCAAGAGCGTTCAGGTTGGCGGCATCGATCCCGAGAAGCTCCCGAACGGCGTCACCAAGCTCGGTAGATTGAACTGCAAGGGCCACGTCGTCGACGTTCTCCAGTACAGCGAGACCTATACCGACGACGAGGACAAGAGCGTTCAGTTCATCCCCGCAGGCAAGGCAATCCTCACGGCGCCCGGCTGCGGTCGCACCCTCTACGGTGCGGTTTCGCAGGTCGAGCAGGCCGATGGCGAGTTCCACACCTACACGGGCAAGCGCGTGCCTAAGTACCTCAGCGATGCGAACAGCAACACCCGCGAGGTCTTCCTCACGGCGCGTCCCCTTTGCATTCCCGTACGCAAAGGCGCATGGGTAACCATTAACGCCATCAATCCGGCGAAGAATTAAGCGAGGAGGGGAGAACCATGGTAAAGATTATCAAAGGATCCTACGGGCATAAAAAGGGCAGCACCATCGTGCCCGTTTACGCTGGGGAAACCGTAGAACTCACCGAAGAGCAGGAGGCTCGCCTCGTCAATCTCGGCGTCGCCGAGTACGTGGAGAAGCCGGCGCAGAAGCAGAACTCGCAGAACGAAGGCGGTACCGGAGACAAGATCCCCGGCGAGCTTCCCGAGTACAACGAGGGCATGAAGCTGGCAGAGCTGAAAGAGATCGCGGCAAAGTACGGTGTGGATGCATCCGAAGCGAAATCCAAGAAAGAGGTCATCGCCCTGATTGAGGCAGCGCAGGAGCAGCCCGAGCTCGGCGGCGATGACACGGTAGTGGACGAGTGAGTAACTTCAAGCAAATGCTCGAAGCAGACCGGGCCGTGTTTCTGGACCCTGAAGAGTTCGGCGAAGAACACACGGTCGAAGGGCGCAGCGTCGTCGTCGTTATTGACGAAGCAATCCTCGTAGAATCGAAAAGAGCGGAGGAGCTCGGACTGGCGCAGGGCGACATTGTGCTGTTCGGCCAATGCGAAGATCTTCCCGATCATAGAACATTATTCTAGACCCTGCTTGGAGACGTTTTTGAATACATCGTCTCTGAATGGCGCGTCGACTACGGCGTGGCGAAGATATACCTCTGCCAGACGACGCTCGGATAAGGAGGTGCAAGCATGACAATCACGCAATCTCTCGAGGCCCTGTCAACATGGCTCGCCGAGAACGTATGCCCGAAGATTGACCTAAAATGCCCAAGCGATAACAACGCGGAGCATTACGAGACGGTCAAGCCGGCATCCTTCGCCATGTACCTACCGACGAAGGAGAAACTGCCGCCCGGCATCAAAGCGGAGAGCCCTTCCGTTGTGACGCAGCTTATCGAAGGGACGCACACGATGACGGAAGGCCGCACGAGGCTCAAGCTGCAGCTCAGCTTCACAGCATGGAACCCGGGCATACATCCGGGAGAGAGCAGCACAGGCGCCAAGACACTCGAGCGCAATAGCGAGGGATGGAAGGACGTCTGGAATTTTGTCGAGCGAGCGCTTCAAGAAATCGAGAACGCCGAATACCTGAACGGGCTCCGAGTGGTAAAAGAACAGGGGATCACCTTCGGGCAATTCCAGCAGGAAGAGCAAGTATCAGACCTATACCCCTACTGGGGCGCATGGGCGATTTTAACCGTAGAACAAGGACTCGCCAGAACGGCCGAGGCCTACAAAGAATTTTTATAGGAGGCAATAAATGGCAGCAGAATACAAGTACGGCGTGTACGGTCGAATCGGGGACGATATCGCCCAGAACGCCTCGGAAGCCGGAACGGCGCCCGTTTATTTCGGGACCGCGCCGGTGCACCTTTTCTCGGATCCTACCGACAAAGTGAACAAGCCGATCAAGATCAGCAATCTGTCCGACGCGGTCAAGAAGGTCGGGCATTTTGCGGACTCCGCTAAGTGGGGCGCCTATACGCTTTGCGAAGCGATCGCGGCACACTTTGCGAATCCGAACGGGAACGTGGGCCCCATCTACGTGGTCAACGTCCTCGATCCAAACAAACACAAGAAGAGCGCTGCGACGACGCAGGAGATCGTCTTCATAAACCGCAAGGCGACCATCGCGTCCACCAGCATCATCGTGAGCACCCTCGCCATTGAGGATAAAGTGCTCGGCACGGACTACACCGTCAGCTACGACTTCAGCTCCGGAGTGCTTACCATCACCGACATCGGCAAGACAGCAATCGAGGCAGCGGAGGTCTCCTTCAACGAAGTGGACACCGAAGCCATCACGGCAGCAGACATCGTGGGCGGCGAAGCAACGGACGGCGGCTTGACCGGAATCGCGGCTCTGAAGCTCGTCTACCAGACCTGCAACGTAATCCCGACCTACCTCGCCGCGCCCGGCTGGAGCGACAAGAAGGCCGTGTACGACGCGCTGGTGGCGGCATCGCAGAACATCAACGGCCACTGGTGCGCTTTCGTTTACGCGGACATTCCTGTGAAGAACGTGTCGACGATTGAAGCGGCCAAGGCGTGGAAGGACACGAACGGCTACAATTCCGGCTTCTCGAAGGTTTTCTGGCCGCAAGCGAATAACGGCACCGACGTGTACCACCTCGCAACGCTGGCCCTCGTTGAGAAGCTCAGATGCGACATGAGCAACGACGACGTGCCCTTCGAAACCGACGGCAACAAGACGCTCGCAATCTCCGGGCTTTACTTCGGCAGCGGCGTCAACATTCCCGGCTTCGATAAGGCGGATGCAAACGAGCTCACCGCGGCAGGCATCGCAACTGCGATTTACTGGGAGGGCAACTGGCGCACGTGGGGCGACCATACGGCGGCCTACAGTTTCGGCGGAAACTACAAGGCGCGTGAGATCTTCGACGTGAACATGATCATGCTCTTCTACATCGCAAACAGCTTCCAGAAGGAGTGGGGCACGACCATCGACAAGCCGATGACCACGGCGCTCCGCGACACCATTCTGAACCGCGAGCAGGAGAAGCTCGATGCGCTCGTCGCGCAGGGCGCCCTGATCGGTAAGCCTACCGTCGCATTCCTCGAGAGCAACAATGACGAGAGCGACATTCTGAACGGCAACTTCCGCTGGGATATCGCCGCGACGAACACGCCGCCTCTCAAATCGGCAACCGGCGTAGTTTGCTACACCGATGCCGGATTTTCAACCTATTTCGGAGGTGAAGCATGACCTTAGACAACCCTAACGCAATTATCGCCGATACCTGCTACTGCGACAACACGCTGGCAGCGAAAGACGTATCGATCAGCCTTCCGGCGGTCACGTTCCTGACCACCGAAGTGAAGGCGATGGGCTCCATGGACGTCATACTCGTAGGACTTCTCGAGGCGATGGAAGCGTCCGTCACCAAGGTGGGGCTCGACATGGGCCTCGCAAAGATGCTCACCCCCGAGAAACATAACTACGAATTCCGCGGAGTTCAGAACGTCACCAAAGCAAACGGGACCACGGTACCCGAAGGCTTCAAAGCCTTTTTGACGGCGGTCCCCAAAGGAATCCCGGCCACCTCGATCGAGATAGGCAGCAACACCGAGAACGAGGTGTCGCTGGCCGTTTCGAGGTACCAGCTGTACGTCAACGGCGAAGAGGTTCTCTGCATCGACAGACTGAGCCAAATCTGCCGTGTCAATGGCGTCGACTACTACTCGAAAATCGCGTCGATGCTTTAACCAACAAAGCCCCGGCGGACACACTCCACCGGGGCAAATTTTTTTATAAGGAGACAAAAAAATGAACAGTATCAAACTCAGAAAACCCATCAAAATCGACGGCAAGCCCGTCGATGAATTGACCTACGACGTAGACGAGATCACCGCGGAAGCCTTCGCGGAGGCAGAACAAAGAAAGTTCCAAGCCAGCGGCAGCAAAGGAGCCATCACCGCACCGGTTATCGAGATGGACTACTCGATGCAGCTTTACATCGGCTTTGCCGCGATCATCGCCGTAAACCCCAAATACGACTATAACGACCTGCTCCGCATCAGCGGAAGAGACCTCATCAGTGTGCAGAGAGTAGGCCGCAGTTTTATGCTCGCCTCGGGGGAGGAAACGGAAGACAGCGAATCGGAAGCCGGCAAATCCGTAAATGCATCCGAGACTACGCCCGCGTCTTCCACACAAGCGTAACGGACCTCGAAAAGAAGAGCCTGACGCGCTTCATGATAGACTACGCCGAGGCGGCGGAAGACCTCGCAAAAGAGCGAGAGCAGCAAAAGAAGAATATGCCAAAGGGCATAGGTAAAGCAAGACGCAGGAGGTGAGCCTATGGCGGCCAAAAACAAAATACTTCAGACCGTCGTCGAGATCGCCGGAAATGTCAACCCTTCGCTCGGATCCGCCGTGCAGGGAGTCCTCGGACAGCTTGAGAAGATAAACCTGAAGGGCCTCGCCGTGGCAGGAGCCGTCGGCGGGGCCGTGATGGGCGTCGCTAAGCTCGCCGTTCAGGCAGGCAAGTACCTCGTCAATCTGGGCTCGCAGTTCGACGACGCGCAAGATGCAATTCGAATCGGAACCGGCGCTACCGGAGAAGCCCTCGACGCTCTGATGAGCGACTTCGAAGAGGTTTACAAATCGGTGCCCACTTCGATGGAAGACGCATCCAAAGCGATCGCGGATTACAATACCCGGCTCGGATTAACGGGGGACGCCTTGCAGGGGCTGTCCGTACAAGCGATACAAGTGGCGGGGATGCTTGGCGATGACCTCGACAGCGTCATAGAATCGAGCTCGAAGGCGTTCCAGCAATGGGGCCTTGACGCCGAGGACATGGGCGCGGCAATGGACTACGTGTTCAAAGCCAGCCAATCTACCGGCGCGGGCTTTTCGGACCTCATGGGGGACCTGCAATCTTACGGGGCGCAGTTCCAGCAGATGGGCTATTCGTTCCAAGAAGCGACGGCAATGATAGGCCAGCTTGAGAAGGCAGGTGTGAACACAAGCGAAGTTCTCGCAGGCATGAAGAAATCGATCTCCACGCTTGCAGACCACGGCATCAGCGCGGCGGACGGACTGAGTATGTACGTTGACGCCATCAAGAACGCGAAGGACATGACAAACGCCACCGCCCTCGCAGCGGAAGCGTTCGGAACGCGAGCCGCCAGCACAATGGCCGCGGCGATCCGGGACGGAACCTTCGACATTGACGCGCTCACAGCAGCGCTGGAAGCCAACCAAGAGACAATAGCGGGCTGTGCTGCCGAGACCTATGACTTTGCAGAGCAGCTTCAAATATTCAAGCAACAGGCGGAGGTGGCGCTAAAACCGCTGGCCGCGGAGCTATTCGCAGCGATTAACAAACTGATGCCGGTCGTGGCCAAACTGATGGACTCGCTCATCCCGATAATCGACGAGATGGTCGCCATACTCACGCCCATCATCGACGACGTCGTAACGCAGCTGATCCCTATTTTAGAGCAGCTGATGACGCCGCTACTGCGGATAGCAAAATCACTTTTGACGAAAATAATACCCCCGCTGATGAAGATCGTCATGGCCATTCTGCCCGTGGTCGTTCAGCTGGTCGAATTGATCGGAGACATACTGGATCCCATCTTCGATATGCTCGGTTCGGTGCTTCCGATTATCGCGGAGCTCATAGCTGCCGTGATGCAGATCCTCAGCAAACTGCTGGCAAAGATCCTGCCTTTTATCGAAAAAATTCTCGCGGCGATCCTGCCAATTTTGACCGACATCATCGAGGCGGTTCTTCCGATTTTGATCGACCTTCTGGACGCGCTGATGCCCATTCTCGACCTCGTGCTGGACCTCTTGGATCCGATCCTTGACATAATCGTCAGCATCGTCGCGCCGATCCTCAAGCTCATCTCCACAGCGCTCAAGCCCGTCATCACGGTCATTCAGACGCTGATCAGCAAAGCGCTGCAACCGCTGCAGCCTTTAATCGAGATGATTTCCGGACTTTTCACCGGAACCCTCGGCGCAGCCTTGAACGCGATCACACCGATTATCGAGATGATAACAAACGTGTTCGGAGGGCTCATGGACTTTATAGGGAACGTCTTCACAGGCAACTGGGCCGCAGCGTGGGACAACATCAAGGGAATCTTCGAAGGCATCTGGAACGGCGTCGTCGGATTTTTCAAAGGCATAATCAACGGCATAATCACGATCGTCGAGACGGGCATAAACGCCATTATCAAGGTCATTAACGGCATCACCAGCGCAATCAGCAGCGTGTGGACGTGGACCGGCATCCCGGGCATTCCGGCGATCCCGCTCGTCTCGCTACCCAGACTGGCGACAGGCGGCTTCACGGAGGGCGTCAGCATCGCCGGCGAGGAAGGCATGGAAGCGGTCATATCGTTTGATCCCGCATACAGGCAGCGCAACATCGAAACGTGGGAGGCCGCAGGAAAGCTCCTCGGCGTCGTCGGCGATCTGCAGATGGCAGACGGAGCCAAAGCCGCGACGTACACGTCAATCCAGATGCTCGAGATGGAGGCAAGCCGAAACGAGCAGCCGCAACTGGCGCAGGCCGGCAAGCTCCTCTCGATGGACGATTTCAGCCTCGGCGGACTAACCGAGACACACATAATCTACTACGATTTCAGCGGATTTACATGGGCGCCGCAGGTGGCGGCCGACAACGAAGTCAAGACGCAGGACCTCATGGAAGCGCTGAAGGACAACGCGGGAGAATTCTTCGACTGGCTCGAGGAGTGGCTCAAGCTCAAGGAGGTGGGTAACTTTGGACGCGTTAGCATCTATTAACTACACGACCAGACAGGGAGACACCTTCGACGAGCTCGCCCTGCAGGTTTACAATAGCGAAAAGAAGGCGCACCTTCTGATCGAGGCGAATCCGGACTACGCCGACGTTTTGATTTTTGACGCCGGCGTAGAACTGACGATCCCGATCTACGAGGAGACGGATCAACCCGAGACGCTCGCGCCGTGGAGGCGGAGCGAATGAAGCTGATCTACGAGGGAACTGACATCACAAGGAAAGTAGCGATAAACCGCTGCGAGCACGAAACCTACGCCGAGAGCCACGCCGACACGCTCCTGCTTCGCTTCAGCGACGCGGCGAGTAAGTGGGACGGCTGGCAGCCCAGACGCGGAGACAAGGTGCAGGTGACGGAAGGAGCGGCAAACACGGGGACGATGTATATCTCCGGGCT